AACTGTATTAGTTTAGATGTTTTATTTGCATCTGCTAAATCTAAATCTGTAGATCTTTCTAATGCAGCTATTGCAACATTGTGTGCTCTATTTAATTCACTCTCAGATGAACTATTAACCCAAGCTGCTTCATCTCTCCATTGTTGCCACATAGATGACATAGCAAAGTTAGATAGGTTTAATAAGTTCTGTGCATTTAATTGATTAGTTGCATTAGTAATAGTTGTATTTGCAGTATTAATAGTTCTTCTCCATTCAACATTTGATTGATCAATAACTCTTTGGTTTTGTTGATTAAACTGTTGTCTTTGATTTTCTACTTGTGCATTAAATTGGTTTAATACTTGTGCTCTATCTGCATTAGCTTTGTCTACTGCTATTTGATTATTTGCATTTATACCAGATATTTTATTACCTTCAACAACTGCAAACTGATTCATAGCGTCTGATCTTGCAGCGTTTTGTAATTTTATTTGCTGTGATAAATTAGAGTAAAATTGATCTACTTGATTTTTGCTATTAGCATTAAACTGTGCTGCAGCATTTGCGGCTGCTTGATCTGATAGTAAGAATGATTGTCTTACATTTAAATTTTGTAATGATGCTTGTTGTCTATTTGATAGATTAGTCATATCCATTTGGAAATAACTATTAGCATTTGCTATGTTAGCTTGTTGTCTATTACTAAGATTTTGAAATATCATCTGCTTATATGTATCAGCATCTGCTTTTGCTATAGGTATAGAAGCAGTTAATAATCCATCAGCTAGTGCTTCAGCCATCATAGAGCTAGAACTTAGTCCACGATCAGCCATAGCAGATTGAGTAGCCTTAGCTACACCTCTTAGGTATGCTGGTAGTGCAGATCCAGTTGATAATGATGTTTCAATATCTTGATTAATTTTTGCTAGTTGTCCTTGTACAGTTGCATTTGGATCTACTGTTCCTGTTGCAGCTACTGCGGGTGCAGTTAAACCTGACATCTGTTCAGCTGTCATAGTTGGAGTTGCTCCAGCTACTTGTGCTGCTGTCATACTTGCAGGTGCAGCAGTAGTTTGTTCTGTTGCTGCCATAGATCCAGGTACAGTCTGTGCAGTTATTGTAGGTACAGTTCCTGGTGTTGGAGTAGCAGCTATAACTTGCCCAGTTAAACCTGGTGTTGACATTGCTTCAGTAGGCTGTACAGTTTGTAATGAAGGAGTTACAGTAGTACCCGTAGGCATAGTTGGTGTATTTAATAACGTATCAATTACAGAAATAACTTTACGACTTCCTGCTTGTTCTGTAGTTGTAGGTTGTAATACACCTTCTGGCAAAGTTGTAGTATTAGGTGCGTCTGTTAATGCCATGTTTATCTATCTCCCTTGTCTATTATATTTTTTGAAGCTACGCTTCTCCTGTTTATTTTTTGATTTTTTATGTACCCTTGGTCTTTTCTTAGGTGTTGGTCTTTCTTCAAATGACTTAAACTTTCGTGCCATTATGGTTTAGTTGGCCATGTAGCGTCTGTACATTTAGCAACAGTGTCTTTACCTGCAGGTAAATCTCTAAGAGCTTGTCTATAGGTTTTCATATCAGATGATATAGCATTACCCTTTTCAAGTTCCGATGTAATTTCCCAATCAGATGCTTTTAAAAGATTATCTCTTTTAGATCTTAGATCCGCTAAAGCTCTAGCAGGAGCTGCATTAGCCCAAGCTGTTTCCTCGTTGTCTCTAGCTGTTTCTTCAGCTGCTGTAAATTGTACCCTGTTACCATTTATATTATGATATCTTGGCATTATGTTTCTCCTTAATTATTAATTGTTTTATAAAATTCCGTAAAGGCAAATATCTCCAGCGTCTATGTTGCCACTAGACATTTGAAAAATAACTGCGTCAACACTACTTGTAGTGTTTCCATACCCAGCTACATAGTGATTCATAACTCCAGAACTTTCATGATAAGCAGTTTGTTTTGAAATAAAGTGTTTTACAAATGTCGTAGAACTAGGATTGAATAAATGTAAATAACCAGATGATGATTCATCATTTAGATTACCTACACCATTTGCAATAAGTTGAAATCCTGTACCTTGTGCTAAATCTGGGCCAGTTCTATAATCTAAAAGTGTAACTGAATCACCTTCGTCATGATATGTTCTAAAAACAGTTGTTGTTTTAGTAACATTATAATTACTACCACCATCAATACTCATGTTAAAATATAAATGTGTATCGTCATTTTGAGGGTGTATATTATTAAATGTAAATAAATATTCTTTATAAGTAGAATCTAATACAACACTAGATGCACCATTAACAAAAGATAAAGTACCTGAACTTGATGCAGTTAGTTTTTTAATAAACACCATGTTACCACCTGCAGCTGCAACAGATCCAAAAGTAGTAGCTGCTCTAGCTCCTCGGTCATTTACTGTAATTAATCCTGAAGTAGGTAATGTCATTATGCGTCCTTTATTCCATATAGTTTAATTTGGCCTGCATCTATGTTGCCACTTTCCATTTTAAACTGTAATCCTGTAATAGCAGAAGTTGTATTAAAATAACCAGAAACATACGCATTATTACTATAATTACTAAAATAAGTTTCATTACCTTTTGCCATAAAATGTTTAACAAATGTAGTTGAAGATGGATTAAAAATTTGTAATTCTCCACAATAATTTTGGTCTGCATCATTTCCTAAATCTTCACAAAGAGATTGAAAAGCTGTGCCTTGTGCTTGGTCTTCTCCAGATATATAAGATAAAGTAGTATTTCCATCTGCTTCATCATGGTATGCTTGAAACCATGTAGTAGTCATTGCTGTGTTAAAATTACTTCCATCTGTTGTTCCTTGAAACATAAATTTTTTTTGATCTGTTTCTGGATGAATATTAATAAACTCAAACTTATAAATAGGATAAGTGTTATCTAACACAACACTATCACTGCCATCAACAAAAGATAAAGTAGAACTACTACTAGCAGTCAAAGTTTTAATATGTACCAATGCACCTGGATTATTTGTTACCGCTGCAGGAGCCGTGGTTAGATTTCTAATAGATCTATCATTATATTTAACTAATGCCATTATGATTGTTTCGGCCCCACTCCGTACATTTTAATTGTACCTGTTTCGATGTTGCCACTAGAAAATGCAAATTGAACACCATCTATTGCGGCAGTTACATTACAATATCCAGCAACATATTGTGTTTGAGAAACATCATGTGCTAAATAAACATTTGTTCTAGCTATAAAATGTTTTACAAAAGTTGTAGATGCTGGGTTGAATAAAGTCATTTCTCCAGAGTTTGATTCATCAGATCCTCCACCCGTTTGTTTTGCAAGATTTTGAGCACTAGTAGATTGAGCTAAATCATGTGCTGTTTCATATCCTATACCACCTCCACTATCATCCTCATTATTATAATCAGCAAAAAAAGTAGTAGTTTTAGTGGCATCATAAGCTGTGCTACCATCTCTAAAATTTACTGTAAAATGAATATTATCTCCATTAGTGGCTGGGTGCATATTAATATATTTAAATACATAACTATTGTAAGTAGAGTTTATACTTGATGTAAAAGATAATGTTGCACTGTTTGATGCTGTTGCTGTTGTAAGCAAAGTCAAATTGCCATCAGTCAAGGCTGCCGCTGTAGGCAACGCTGTAATTGCTGTTAGTGCTCTGTTGACTGCAGTTCGGATAGCCATAGGTTACTCCTTTGGATTCGCATCTTTAACTGCTTTGATATGTTTATGCCATTCACCTGTAGCATCTAATTTATTTGCTGTCATGTCGTGGTATAATAAATCTAATTGTTCCTTTAATTCTTTGTAAGCTACAGCTCTATCTCTTTGATATTGGTTAGCATCATACTCTGCTTGTACCTCTACTCTTTTAGCTTCTATGTCAGTTTTAGAAATAGGTGTTGAATGCCAAATTATTTTATTAATATCATTATCAATAATTTCAAATGATGCATTAGCATCAATAGTTTTTATTACTTCTCCTAAATTTATCATTAAGCTATCTCCATTGCTATTATACTAGATGCACCAGCAATATAACTAGCATTATCATTATTTGATGATCCTCTATTAATATAAACAGTAGTATTACTTCCATCACTACAAACTGAAACTTTATATGTAAGTTCTG